TTATTGTATTTGTTCATTTTCTTTTACTTCCTTTCCTAATCGTTTTTCGCCCTTTGATGTGAGGGCAGTTATAAATCCGTCCATTTTCTTATTGAACACAAATGTTTCGATTGTCGGCAAATCTTCAAACGGAGTTTTAATTGTGTACTTATCGCCTGCCTCAAGCCACCAATACGAAAACAGCTTAATTTTTGTCGGGCGGTATTTATATACATCACCAAAAAAATTAACAGAATTATATTTTGTGCCGATATCACTTGCTGTTGTTCTGCACCTCATCAAAATGTTATCGGAAACATACCAAGAAAAATCGTTACTGTTGCCATACAAAAACGCTTTTTTATCAGCAAATTTAGCACTGTACATACGGATAGGCTCAAGTTCGTAATCTTCAAAGGATAAATCTTTGTACGAATCGATTGTTTCAACGGAAGATTGAGAATACAGCCTTTTAAAACGCATTTTTCCGTCGGCATCTATAACGGCAAAGCTCAAAGTTAACTCTGCATAAGCTTGGATTAAATCTGACAAGGTAATGTCCTTTATAACCTTTTCCACGCAGGTATCGTCAAATTTCAGTGGTACACTAAAAACAGATAAGCTCGGCGGTGAAACCCCTGTAATTGCATAATCTTTGGCAAATTCTGCGATTATTGAATAAAAGCTCTTAAAATTATCGTCTTTTTGATAGTGCGCATAACCATAAGCAAAACTGCCGTCCTCGTTCTCTTTGCCTGCAAACCACAAAGACATATCCACCTTTGACATATCATAAAAAGCGTCATAGGCTGTGATTTTGACGATGTTACGCTGTTTTTTATCTCTTTGAGCCGACTGAATTTTACCGTAGAAAACAGGACATTCAACCGTTCCTGTTTCGGCAGGACAAATAAGAGCATTTGACGGGTACAAATCATCTGACGGATACAGCTCCGGTTCAAGATATGTTGCCGTTATGATGACCTGTACCGTCTTTCCTATCAAAGCCGAGCAATCATAATCAATGAGTTTCACGCTCATTTCAGAGGCTATGCAACCGCCGAATTTCAATTCTTTTTCAACGATTTCATTTTCAAGCGAAAAACTGTCAAGCACGATACTTTCGCCGGTTATATCCTCAAAACTGCCGTCAGGAGAATGCAGGGCAACGGTGTTGTAAAGTGTGTTTGTTTTCAGCTTATCAGCAATTTCTTTAGATACAAGCATTTTTAAGAATCACCCCTTAATACTCAATCAGCTCAACCGTAATCGGCTGATAGGTTATATCACTTTTTTCGGCATTCATTACGGTATATTCAATATCGGGAATATAAAAATAAGAGGTGTAATAGCTGTTCGTTTCATCGTTCCAATAAGTTACCCTGCACTTTCTCTGTAACTTATTCGCCATTGAGAGGTTGATAATCGACTGAAAATCAATCTTTTCGTCAAGATGAAGAATGTGAGTTGAAAACGAAATTTTTGTTTTGTAATTTGGCAGCGTTGCCCTTTGAAGCGTACCGTTCTGATCTCGTTCCGCAGAAGTTTCAAGTCGCTGATTCGGAGTTGACGAAAATGCGGTAATGTACTTATTCGGCATTATGTTGTTGCCGAATTTAAGCAAATAGCCGTTATAATTTGACATATCATTTCCCCCTTTATGCGAATGCGGATTTACCGTTGTGTCTGCGTCTGTAAAGCTCATCCTGTCTTATCATTTCTTCAAAAAGCGTTGAACCCTCAAGCTCGGCAGTAAACGAATAAGTGTTGCCGCCGTTATTGCGAAAGATAATGAACATTTCATAAATGTGTTTAAGCAGGTCAAGAATTTGTGTGAGAATCACTGTATCCTGACCGCCCGAATTGTCGAGCATACCCTGTAACTTGTTAAGAGGGGAAATAACCTCAGGGTTACCGCTGTTAGCGCCTGCGTTATCGCCGACAACCGCAAGTGTCGGAGCCTTAACAATACCGCCTTTTGCAAATTTTCGTGCCGGTGATTCCGTGGGTTCTTCAAATCTCGGAATAAGAGGCGGATTTTCAGGCATTGAAAAGCTCCAATCCTGTCCAAATGCCGCGCCGATAACACCCGCAATTCCGCCGATTGAATTAACAACACCCGAAACGAAATTATAAATGCCCGTCCACAACGCATTTATGCCGTCAATGATAGCGTTTATAATAAACTTAAACACGGCACAAATGCCGTCCCAAATACCTTTGAAGAAGTCGTAGATACCCTGCCATGCTTTTTTCCAATCGCCTGAGAAAACACCTGTAATGAAGTCAATAAGACCGCCGAATGTTTTCTGTATAGAGGTAACCAAGCCACCGATAAATGTAAACACATTATCAAACACCCTTTTTACGGCATTGAAAACATTCTGAAATATAGGTCCCCAAAAACTGACAAGCCAGTTTACAAACGGTGACAGGAAGTTATTCCACACGATTGAAACACAGTCTGCAACCTTGCCGAAGAAGTTTATTGCACCTTCAAAAACAGGCTTCAGCCAGTTTTCCCAAGCTGATTTTACGATTGCTACGATAAAATCCCACGCAGGCTTAATCCATTGATTGTAAACATTCATCAGTGTTGTGCCGATATTGGTAAACATATTGCAGATATTCTGAAAAATCTGCTGTCCGTTGCCGTTCCACCAATTACTGATAATTGTTCCAATATCTCCGAAAATCTGACCGATAAAGTTAAACACATCTGCAAACTGCAATTGTAAATTTTCAAGAAATTCTGTGATTGTTGCACCGTCATTTTCAGTCCATTCAACAAGGCTTTCGGTTGCAGTTGAAAACGCACCCGAAACAACTTCGCCGACTGAGCCCGCAAAGGTTGTAAGGCCGCTTAAAAGATTGAAAATTGATTCTTCCATTTGAGGGCGAACATTGTCAATTGCATTACCTGCAAGTGTACCGAAATTATCAAAAAATGTTGAAAGGTTGTTATAGCCGTTTGTAAGATTGTTGCCTATGGTGTCGATAAAGCCGATAATCTTTTCCCTGTCTTTTGAAATCCACTTAGCAACACCGCCTGAAATGGTCTGAAACGACTTTCCGCCGATTGTTGCAACAGCTCCGAATGCAGAGCCGATTGTCCCGAGTTTTGCAGAACCGACCTTTTGCATTGTGCCGAATGCCTTTTGAACTATTGGAACAGCATTATCAAAAACAGTCTTGCAGTTCTTGCCTATAGCTGACCAATCAACCTTGTTAATACCTTTCTGTACATTCTCGACAAAGCCTTTGAATCCGCTTTTTTCGTATAGATTTTTGAATGTCCCCGAAAGGTTTTTGCTTGTGTCCTTGACAACATTCTTTGCAACAGGTCCGCCCGATGAGCTTTTTGATGAAGATGTATCTGACTTTGAAGAACTATCGGTACTTGAAAGCACATTCAGCTTATCAAAGCCCGCAACACTTCTCTTTGCTTTTTCGGAACTTTTCTGAACATTATCAAGTGACTTTGAACTGTCATCTGCCGTATTCGTAAGGCTTTTGGCAGAATCGGACGCAGATTTGATATTGCTTGCGGTGTTATTGCCTGTATCCCAGCCGAAGACCTTTGAGAGCGATTCAACCGCACCTTTGGCATATTCCGTTAAAGTTGCAAGTGCGGAACTCAACCGCTTTACAACCTGAGTTGCCACCTGAAGAATAGGCTGACCGACTACGGCAAGGAGCTGTTTCCAACTTTCTCTGAGGTTGCCCGTTACATTCTCCCAACCGTCTCCTCCCCGGCTTGCCTGTCCCATAGCACCCGAAAGCTGATTAGCGTCCTTGACCATTTGCAAAAGCGTGAGCTGTTTCTGCGATTCCGACAAATCCGTAAATGACTTGCCATACAACTTATTAGCCGCCGCATTTCGTGTGGTTTCAGTACAGGACAAACCGAGTGCGGCGTCATTTTCAAAGTTGCCTTTCAAGAACGATTTCAGGCTTTCTGCGGTGTCTTCAAGCGAACGGTCGTAATATGCGGCACTGTCGGCTGTTACTTGTAAAGCCTCCTGCATCATTCTCAAAGCACTTGAACTGTCCATACCCGTAGTTTTTGCAAAGGCATAAATGCTTGTGCCGACACCCTGTAATCGGGTTTCAAGAATACCGCTTTGATCGGCAACGCTCTGAATGGCTGATTCTGCCTGTGACTGCATTGTACCGAATGTCTGCTCAAACTGCGAATTTGCCGCATTGACTTCCGCAGCCGATTCAATGCACTGCTGACCGAACTCCTTGATTTTGGCAACGGAAAAGGCGGCAACCACAGCTGTACCGATTTTCTTAAACGAAGATGAAACCGAATTGCTTAACTGCTCACTGCTGCCTTTGATGTTTGAAAACTCTTTCTCGGTTTTCTGAGAAACGCCCTCCGAAACCTTTGAAAAGGACTGTTTCATATCCGTGCTTACATTTTCAAAATCTTTTGAAAGACTTGAAAATGCCGAATCAAACTTTTTTGTAATTGAATCGGAAATCTTATGCAATGTTTTGGAAATATCATCACCCGTAAGCCTGACATCAAGCTCAATTTCACCCGCCTTTGTCGCCATATTCACCACTTCCTTTCATTTTAGATTTTTTAAAAACAGGCATAAAAACAGCGCACACCGCTATGATGTACGCTTAAAAATTTTGCAAAAGAACAGCCACCCCATTTGGAGTGGCTTTTTGTTTTAGTTGTTGAGTTCGTAGTATTTGATGTCGATTTTCGGAAGTGACACATTGTTGCCCATTACGGTTTCATATGTATAGTCGCCGTCACAAGTTCCCCAGAATGTGATTACATCATCTTCAAGGAGTTTGTCCGCACCGTCAGGAATTTCTACAGTTGCGTAGATTGTATCAGTCCACAATGGTTCATCAAGATACTCATTTTCTTCTTTGGTTATATTGATTCTCAGGTCAACCGAATCGCCCCAACCTTCCTGAACCTGAATAATCTGACCTTCAAACTTGTAGTCATTACCTTTGTACTTGTCAGGGTTTCTTGAAAGAGTTTTAAAGTCGACTGTTTTGCAACCGTCTTTAAATTCTTTTTCAACCTTCTTCGGGTCTTTAGTAGGCTTTTCTGTTGCAACTTCTTTTGTGGTCGGTGCTTCTGTCGCTTTTTCAGTTGCTTTTTCTGAACTCTGATTTGCAACAGTAGTTTCCTGCTTTGATTTGTTTGAACCGCTGTTACCGTTAATTGCACCGTTTACACCGCCAACAATCATAATAGCAACAACGATAATAACCCAAAAATACCAACGCTTGTAAATTTTCTTCTTCGCATTTACAGGATTTACGGTTGCCGAGGTTGAATCGTTTCCGCCAAAGCCTGCACCGCACTTGTCGCAAAATTTTGCATCGTCCTTTAATTCGTTTCCGCAATGTGGACATTTCATAAACATACACTCTCCTTAATAAATTTGTTAGTGTATGTTACATTTTATCACTATATATTAACATTGTCAAGAATTTTGTAGATACAGCGAAATTTATGTACAAATTTACAGATTAGCAAAAAAGTTTTGAAATTCTGCAAGAACGGTGTTCATATCTTCGTCTGAATAGTGCTTTACATTCCTTGACCGCCATTTGTTGCGGATTTTATGCTGTGACGAAGTAAAGTTTTTCAAGACTTCTTTGTCGGTTTCAAGGCGAATTTGAACCGTTCTTGCAAGCGGTGTTTCGGGTCCTAAGCCTTGCAGAAGTGAGCAGAACTCATTCCAACTCATTTTTGCAAAATCCTTTGAATAAATGCTGACCCCGTACTCCGAGCGAAAGCTCGACACGATTAAATCAAAGTCATCAATCAGGTCGTAGCCGGGGTCTGAACTTCCCCCTCGTCAGTCAAATCGCCTGTTGCAATTTTGGCAGATTCGCTGATAAGGGCGTTGAAATCGTGCATATTCAGTTTTAACTTTTCAATCTTTTCTCTCTCGGATTCATCAAAAAGAAGATGATACATTTCGATAACATCTTTACTTTTACCGTTGCCGTCCTCAAAAAGTGCCGCAACTTTGAGCATTGAAACTGCGTCATTGTTGATTGCAAGGTCAACATTTTTAACTCTGACACTCGGCTTTTCCTCAAAATTAAGCTTGTCTGTAATATCAATTAACTTTGACATAATCGTTCATTCCTTTCGTTTTTTAAGCGGCTGCTGTATATACCGGCTTGCCATTTGACATAACTTCAAATTCAAGCGGAGCAACACCCGTACTTGCGCCTGCACCGTTTGATGTAACGGATACAACTGCATTTTTAAAGAGGACGGTTGCACCGTTGGGGAAGGTCCACATAAACGAAACTTCTGCCTTTCTGCCGTTTTCAAATGCAAGGGCGGCAATCTGGTCATTGCCTGCGTCACCGATTGTACGCTTGCCCTTTACCGAAATTGTGATTGACTTTGCTGTCATAAGCCTTGACTTCCAGCCCTCGTTTTCAAAGGCTGTCCATTCCTCGACACCGTTGTCAAATGCAACAGAAAATTCTTCGCAGTTAGCAATATTTGTCGTGGCGGATTCTGTTCCTGCCTTGCCAACCGCAAACTGATTTTCATAGCATGGGAATACTCCCGATTCAACTTTTGCCATAAAATTACTTCCTTTCGTAATAAAATTTAACTTCAATGACCTGCTCATACACACCCTTGTCGTCTGTTCCCACATCAACGGGTTCTTCCGTGAGCAGTTCGATTATATAGATTTTGTGTTCCTTAATTTCAACATTTTTAATGTCGTAAAGCGTTTCGTAAAGTCTGCGTGCAAACTCCTCGGTTTCTCTTGCGTTGTCGGTGTAATGGATAAGCAAAGACACGCTTATTGTATCGTAGGTACTTTCACCGCCGATTGCCCTTGTGGGTGTTCCCGACTGCTTTAATGAATACACACCGATTGACCTGTCCTGCTTATTGTCGAGTTTACCGATGTAGTAATGCTCGGCTGAGGTAACGCTTTTGAGCCAATCTCTGATGTCCGATAAGTAAATCAAAGTCCTGCTTCCTTTCTGTATAATCTTGCAAATGCCCGACTGCAAAAATTATGTCTTGTACCGCCTTCAAGCCACGGTGCAAACCATTTACCGCCGGCGGCAATGTTTTCCTTACGGCTGAAATTATACTCGGGATGAAAATACAACCGCCTTGCATACGGAGTGCTTGACACGATTTTAACCGTGCCGTTCCAACTCTGCGCACAATCTTCAAAGGTATTTTCGTTCTGAAGATTACCCGTATCAAACGGCATTACCTGCGTGTTTTTCACCTGTTTAAGAAGTGCGTCACCTGTCTGTTCAAGAGCCTGTTGCTTTGCCCTATCAAGCTGTTTTACAACAGGCATATTGAGTTTGATTTTTGATGATACCGAAAATCCCATTAAATCACATCCAATTTCGTAAAATTAACTTTGCCGTCGGGGTTGCGGTGTTTTGTACCCTGTACGATGTTTCGTTTTACGCCGTCAAGGATTACAAAGCCACCGCTTAAAGTGGGGCTGTCGGGAGCAATGTCGCCGTCAAAAAGCAAGACAGCCGACACCTGAACAATTTTCTGCTCTTTGGTATAGACCGTCTTTGCCTTTGACTGCACATTGCATACAGCATTGCCTCCGCAGCGGAGATTTGACGGATAAAGATTTTCGGAGGGATACAGGTTTTTGCACTCAAATGCGATAACAGGAGAGCCGTCCTCAGTTATTCCCTCACCGTAGATTGTGACCTCGACAGGAGTTTTGCAGAACTGCTTTTTTACAAGTGACGGAAATTTCACGGTTTTCACGCACCTTTCAGATTGCAGGATAACAAAGTCCTGTTGATTTTAGCAACGCATAGAGGTCGGCAGGAATTGCCACTCCACTGATGCACATTAAGTTCCAGCTTGCACCGAATTCCATTGATGTGCCGTTGATTGAATAGCTTTTCAGATAGGAAGAAATCATATCGGCATTTTCTTCTTCAAAAGCAGTAAGTCTGCTATGCACTCTGCCGATGATTCTCTTCTGCATTTCCGAAAGTTTTTCAAAATCAATGCGGTTAAAAGTCAGAACATCAATGTGTTCGGCAGAGATAATACTGTTTTCATCTCCACCCTGATGTTCAATGTAATCGGCATACATTACGCAACCGCCGTTGTGTCAACATCGGCATAAATGCTGTCAATTTTGCCGTCCTTGCCGTTCGGGAATACGAATGTGTCGGAAAGTGAACGGTTCTGATAGAGCCAGCCGTCACCCTCTGTGTGTGAGCCGGGAGCAAAGAAGTAAATGCTTGAAATCTTCGGAACAGTCTTGCAGGTTTCACCGCAAGCAACAAGAACATTGATTTTGTGAGCGCCTGTTGCAGGCTCAAAACCGCCGTCATCGGGGTTAAAGTTGAAGTTATCGTAGAAACGCTCATCGTCAATAACCTCGATGATAGGGCAACCGTCAATCTCGGTCACTCTTGTTTCAATGCCGATACCGCCCTCTGCAATCTGTGTAAGCTCAATCTTACGAGTGAACTCTGTTGACTGTTCAAGGCAGTCCATAATGTGAGATGTCACATAGGCAACAAGTGTGCCTCTTGCCTTGTATCTGCGGAGCTTGCCGGCAGAAAGAATTGTTTTGAGCTTTGAATAAGCGTTCTCCTTAGTCCACTCCGATGTCTTTGTTGAAGAATGGTAGCCGTCTGTTGCCTGAGCCTTTGCTGCAACCTTTGAGAAGAAAAGTGCGTCTGTTTCGGGAGCAACCTGTGTCTGCTCAAACACCTTTGAAATATTCTCAACCTTTGCGGTTGCGTTAGTTTCATCAACATCTGCCTTGTCAACGAGAAACTCAATATCACGGTCGTGTTCGCAGGTGAACGGAACATCGGTCTGAACATATTTGCCCTTGTTCCAACCGCCGTTGCGATTGTGGTTCTTAAAGCCTGATGTACTCATCTGTGTGAAGTGGAAAGTTCTTGCACCAACCCACTTTACATTTGAAGTGATGAATGGTGATGTGAGTGTACCCTGAACAAGAATTTCGAGCAGATCAGGGCTGAACTGCTCGGCATAGTTATTTGTGTTTGCCATAATTTTTCAATCCTTTCTTTGGTTAAATATTAAATCTGTTCCATTTTTTGGTAGGAACATTTGCCTTTGGTTTTGTACCATCCGATGTACCGTTGCCGTCACCGCCGATTTTCTTAACTCCTGTGCCGTTCTCGGCAGGTTTGCCCTTGAGTGCGGGGATATCGTCAAGCACCTTTTTAACAGCCTCTGTCAGCTTTTCCGCATTGACCTTGCCGTCTGTCACAGCCTTTGAAAAGTCTGCAATTTTAAGCACATAAGGAACTGTTGCAATGTCAACGCCCTGTTTTACGGCTTCGAGGGTTGCCGATTGGTTGACTTCTGCCATAAGCTTTGCGTTGTTTGCAGATTCAACTTCCGACTGCATTTTTGCAAAGTCGGGAGTGTTCTTGGCTTTCTGCTTTTTAAAAGCACCGATAGCCTCTTTCATCTCATCGGCTGACAATCCCTGCTCCTTAAAATATGACTTCAAAACGGTGTCCTCTGTCACGCTCTGTTTGCCTGTAATAAGGCTTGCGAGCTTGTCATAATCAAAGGCAGGAGCGTTTCCCTGCGGTGTTCCCTGCGGTGCAGGTGTCGGTTCATTGGGGGTTGGTGTTGGATTTGGTTCTGCCATTTTTTCATATCCTTTCAGTTTTTCGGGTGTCTCCCGTAATCAGTTCATAGAGTGTCTCTCTGTTTCAGTTTTGCACGGTGTCTCCCGTAGTTTAATGTCTTCGGACAATAAAAAAGCACCTTACATATTCGTAAAGTGCTTAATCCGCTTTTTCTGTTTTTTCTGTTTTAACTGCTTTGGCTCTCGGCTTTTTGGGAGCGTCAGACTTGACCTCTTCTGCAAAACCACCGTCAATGAGTTCCTTTGCCCTCTGCTCGGAACATTCAAAAACTTCATTCACAGGTCGGGTTACATAGCCGTTCTGCCTGTCATTAAATGCTGTTGTTACTCTGATTTTCATTCTGTCACCACCTTTCTAAACCGGTCGAAATCGACGGGTTTAAATGCAAAAAGCACCCTATAATCAACATTGCTGTCGATTATAAAATGCTCAATTCGTAATTTTATGCTGTTTTTGTGAATTTCATATAACAAAACCGCCCTTTTTACGGAGCGGTTAGATTATACCACTATCTTTTAGATATTGCATTTTTTGTTTCTCTCTAAGCTTACTGTAAAGTGCTTCAGCATCTTTAGCTTCTTGTGGAGCATCTTCACGCAAAGTGACATTTAAACCATTTGTTACAAGGTACGGCTTAAACGCATTCCATAGAGATTTTTGTTCTTCAGTTTGTATCAATCTCATACCATCATCACCCTAAAAGTTTGCTGACTCTGTACTCGTTATGCACTTCATCCATAGCTTTATCTTTTAAGCATTCAAAAGCATACTCACTTATATCCTCTATATTATAACCGTTATTTATCAATTTTTCAACCTTTGGAGCATAAATTTTATTAAGGTAATCGCAATATTCAAAATAATCGTTAATACCTCCGAATTTTGCTCTGTAATTTTTAGCGTCTTGCCAATGAATCAGTTCGTGCAGAATTGTACTCAATCTGTCTTGCGGACAAGCCAAGTTTTCTTGTAAGCCTGACAAATCACTTGTTGAAAAGTATGCTGAATTGACATTTAGAACATTTTGCATTGGCATATATGAAGCAATAGCATTTACTCGCATTTCTTCGGGAGTGACAATACAAATTTCAGGCTTTCCGCTTGTTTCAACCTCTCCGAGCATATCAAACGCTTTTCTCACTTGCATATCAAAATTATGAAGTTCTTTTCGTTTTAGCTTTACCTTATCTGAAATATAAACATTATCACACAATGTATTTGCCTTGTGGGTATCAATTGTAATTGTTTCGCCCTCAATTTTGCGTTCAAAAGTTTTTGATATATCTTCTTCAAAAACAGGTCTGTAATATTTCTGTTCATTGGTGTTTAGTGAGAATTGCTTTGTCTTTTCTTCAAGCGTATTCGCCCTATCGTGCCACTCATCGGCTCGGGTTTGGGCAATGCGTTTATTGTCCTCATCAAGACTGTATTCAGCACGGCGGTCAAAGCGTTCTGCCTGTCGCTGTGCATACTGCTGTTTTTCCTCAATTCCTCGCTGACGATCAAGCTCTTTGATTTCATCTTCAGACAACGGTGCGTCCAAATCATCAAGTTCGGGATAATATGTACTTGTGCTGTCCTTACATCTCGGATGAAACAAACCGTTCTTGATTGCGGTTGAGAGAAGCGGATAGTTTCCGTCTGACTTTTTGCCGTTTGAATACACATCGTCAATAAACACCTTGCCGATATATTTTGCACAATCGGGGCAGCCGCCCTGTCTTGAGTTCACAACAACGAGGGATACTCCCCATTCGGCTCGCTTTTCGCCCTCACCACGCAGATAGGCTCTTTTGTTGGCTGTTTTAACCGCCATATCCGCATAATCCGAGAGCGTATGCCTTGCACCGTTCTTGTATTCCACACAATTAAGACCTGCGTTGAGCATATCTTTGCAAGCTATATCAACGGCTTTTTCGTATGTAACCGCACCCGTGTTCATTGCAACCTGTGCGTTAAAAATCGCCTTGCGGTACTTGTCGTTGCTCATACGCAAAACTGCCGTTTCTGCCCTCTTTAAATCGTCTGTGGTCGATTTTATGAGTGCGTCAAGTTTACGGTCATTCACCTTAAAAAACTCGGCTGTGCTGTGTGCTGACGGCTTTTTCGGGGCTTTGAAACCGTCCTTGACAGCTTCAAGAATTTCTGCCTCCTGACTTGCATTTCCGTCAGCTTTGGCGGTGCGAATCATCTCTTCAACCTTACTGTTAATGGTTTTGAAACGCTTGCCGAATTTCTTTGCGTTGTGCTTGCGGTACTCTTCAAGACTTTTGAGCTGTTCAGCCTGCCATTGTGTCCAGTTGTAACCCTCTTTGGTTTCTTCGGCTCTGTGACGGCTGAAATTGCGCATCATGCTGTCGATAAGCTCGTTTTCAATTCTCTCAAAAGCCTCTTTAATGTTGTAATCACTCATTGCTTACTCATTTGCTGTCATCGTCCTGATTTGCGATATCTTCGGGTTTATCGGGTTCATTGCCCGTGTCGGTAAGGTCAACATCATCAAATGGAGAAGTTTCTTCTTCGCCTGCGATGCCCTGTTCTTCCTTAATTCTCTGCACCTCTTCGGCTTTCCAATCCTCCGACTTGCTGTCGCCGTAAAGCTCGTCAACCGAGGTTTCAACTGACATCAAACCGCCCTGTCTTGCTTTTGACACGGTTTCAACCTGACTTTCAAAGCTCGGATTTGCATATTCGCCGAAGTTTACGGACACTTCCAAGCCCTCAACAATACCATTGCCGTTAAGTTCACCGTCTGCATTGAGTACAACTGCAACAAGGCTTTGAAGTGCGTTCTGCGTAATTTTCACAAGGTTCTGCCTTGTGTAAAGGGTTGTCTTTTCCTTTTCACGCTGAGCATCTGCATTATCAAGCTTCTTCGTATCAATGCCGAGAGTTGACGGCGATATAATGCCCTGTAAGCAGAGGTCGAGGGCAGTAATGTATGAACTCAAATAGCTTTCGTGCTGAATCTGCGGACTTTCGGTGTAAATCCTGTTGCCGTTGCCGTTTTCAGACATATCGTTGCCCACGGTGATAAATCGGTTATCAAACGGATTTGGCGATATCGGCTGACAGGTTTCGGGATTTCTCGGAACAAGGCAATCAGGCACATACTGCTTTGTTCGGCAGGCTCTGAGTGCGTCCATCCACTGTGACCACACTTCATCAAGGCTGTCGAAAGCGTCTGTTTTTATGCCGATAATACCCGCACCTCTGCCCTTGTGGCACGATTTGCCGTAAAGGACAGGTACAGCCCACATATATGATTCGTCAAATGTAACGCCCTTTGAATCAATCCACGAAAGAGCGTCAACCGTGTGCAGGTCAATCTCTTTGCCGTTGTCATCATACAAAGCATAGTGAATATAGCCGTAACCGTATGTTTCTTCAAAACGGTAACGGCGGTGTTTTTGCGTGTAATCGGTGTAAAACTTAACCTCTCGGATTCTGCCACGCACATATGTAAAGTCGATGTTTTCGGCAGGATACCATTCAACAATCGGAACATCTGATACAGCCGTGTCAAAGCTGACCTTAAAAGCACCGTCACCGACAACACATAGGTCACGGAGCATTTGCTTAACCGTGTCGGACAATTTGTTCTGCTTTTCAATGTCTTCCCAACGCTCTGCATAAGCGGTTGAATTTTTACTTGTAACATCTGTGCCGTTGTAGTCGGCAATTACGATATTCACAAGCGTTTCGCAGATGAGTGCCGGCAAGCCCGTGTGTATTTTACGGATTTCAAGCCCCTTTGTGCTTTTTGCCGCCCAAAACATAGTTTTGTTTGTGTCAATCTGCTTGTACAGCTCCGCAAGCTGTCTGCTGTTGCCCCAATACCAAATGCGATTGATAAAGCACTCGGTCAGATGATTGCTTGTTTCGGTAACGGTAATTGTTTTGTCGCTTGCAGGAGTAATCTGCAAAAAGTTTTTAATTCCCGATCTGATAGATTCAGCCATTCTGTTAATCAGCCCCATTTATTTCACTTCCAATAATATTTTTAAACGGCAGCCACGCATATTGACCGCTGTTAATGCAATGGTCGTGACCGTCCTCGGGTGTGTTGTCTTTATCCTCTCGCCAGCTGTAAATTTCAAACTCGGCAATCGTGTTTTTACAATGTTCAAGCACAAAATAACAGTCGGTGGCAAGCCAGCCGAGTACAAGATTGATTCGGTCGATAATCTTCGTTTTCTTCCATGCATTTGCAAAGTCATAGACATAGCCGTGCTGTCGCTTATACTTTTGAAATTCGGTAATAGTCGCTTGGTCGGCACTGTCAATAAAAGCCGTGCGTGCAAAGCCCCATTCATCACGGTTGCGGTCAAGAAAATCAATAAAATTCTTCACCGTGTCACTCGGGGCAATAGGCATTTGCATTTCAGCGTTGTTATAAACTCTTTCATCAAGCTGAACACACTTACCGTGATTGGTAATGCCGTAAAATGTCATTGCGATAGTGTCAGGCGACTTCTGCGAATAGGCGGTATCAAGACCTGCGGTGAACTGAACAAAGTGTTCCGACTTGCGGTTACAGTTCAAAAACTTTCCTGCCCACTCTTTTGATTTGATATGTCTTGCCCTCTCAAAATTTGGGAACACAAGACCTGTTGCTCTGCCTCGCAAACCTAAGATTTTATTTTTATAGAGCTTTGTACCTTTCGGTGCAGAGTTCTTTTTCTTTTCAATCTGTTCAGGTGTAAGACTTAAATTGTCGGCAAAAGAAAAGAACCAATACCGCCAATTCGGTACAGGTTCTTCGGTAAGCTCCGCCGTAATCTCGGGAGGAACATCGTTTTCATATTTTTTAAAAGGACGGGAGCGGTTGACAAACTCCTTATACACAGGCAGGCTCGGATCGTCGGGATTCAGCGTTGCAAGCATATAGTCATTACGGGTTGACATCTCTCGGATAAACTCGATATCGGCGGTGTTGATTTCGTCAATATAAACGCACCCAAACTGCGCACCGAGAACCATTTCCCACTTATCCCGACTGCTGTAACCGAGAATATAGATAATTTTGTCCTCAAACTTGATATGCGGCAACTTGTAATCCTTGTCGCCGTTACCGCAATAGACAGCGTTGCGGTGCAAGTCGAGAATACCGTTGTCCTGTTGAATTATAGTTTCCTCAGCCTTGCCCGTAGTTTTGGCGGCAATTGCGTGAAGCTTCTTCGGCGACTGCGACACCATTCGCATAAACTTAACGCCTGCCCCGACTGTTGTTTTTCCTGAGGCTGTAGTGCCTTCAAGAAATTCAGCCGACACATTTGTTGTGTTGATAAAGTCGATATACTTTTGTGACAACGGGAATTTGTTACTCACTCAGTCCCTCACCACCCAACTGCCTGAACACATCGGATAGCTTTTCGGACTGCTCAGCCTTTGCGTCAACCTTAACGGTGTATTCGCCCGTCATCTTGTTGAGCGTGTCAATAGCCCTGATTCTGTCGGAGGTGTCCTGCTCGTCATTCCTTGCAATGTCGGACAAAGCAACCTGTCTGTCCTTTGCACTCATAATGCGCTCATCTTTGAGCTTATCGGAAAGCTCCTTGATGTATTTTGAAACTCCAACATTCTCCAACAATTCATATGCTCTTGCGTTTGCGTAATTTTCTGAATATCCTGCCTGTATCGCACTCTGAACGGTGTTACCGCTCTGCGCATAATATTCCGCAAACTTTCTCTGCCTTGCATTTAATTTGTCTTTCACGGTATCACCTCTCTTTGTCTGAAAATTCTAAAAATAAGCAAAAGAAAAGAGAGTACTAAATGCACTCTCAATTAATCAGTATTAAGCGTTAAATCATTAATTCTGTCATTCAATTCTGCCAGTGTATTTCTTAATATCAAACAGTCTTTAGGCGTAAGTAATTTATTGTCCTTATTGTTAATCAATAAACTATTAACTCTCAACAATTTTTGATAACAGGAAATAAGTAAATCAAGATTATTGGGATTGTTTCTCAATGCATATCGACATTCCATAAGCAAGCTTGCAAATTCACGATTATTAAGGTCAACATTTAATTCGTCACTAACATTTGGCGTATTAGAAAACATTCTTATTGAATCTTCAATAGCATCTAACTTTGAATATATTGATTTCATCATAAATCTATCGAAAACGACCTCATCAACTTTGGAATTATCTACAGTTGCATTTTCTAAATTTGCTATACTCATTAACGAAAATGAACCATTTTCATAAGTTTCCTTTATCGCATTAGCAATATCATCTTTTGCCTTAATAACATTTTCATACAACCTATCTCTCTTATAAAAAACAGTATTTATTCCTGCTACATCAAAAATTTTATCAGTAGCATCGTCCTGTATCAAAACTACTTTTTTACCATAGGCTTGTCGAATTCCTAATTCATACATAACATTCGGATTTCTTGAACTTAAATCGCAAATTGCCATATCACATTCAACTAAATTTTTCAAAATTTTTTGCATTATCGAATCACATATTTGATTGCTATCTGCTCTTATAGGTTCAAATCCTGCTTCTTTGACAGCAGGAACAATTATCTGTTCGTATATTTTGTCAAAATGACCTGCAGGGTATTTCGGCTGATCTGATATAGGCATTATAACAAAACAGGTTTTTGCCTTACTTTCTTCGCTCATATGTAGCTCTCCTTAGTTATTATATACCACTAATCTATCATATTATTTGACACAATTCAACGAATTTTACATTTTTCTGTAAACCGCACAATTAAGAAAGTAATAATTTGTATAAAATAACCACACACAACACAAAACCGCCCTCAAACGAGAGCGGTCTGTGCAATTTTTATCTTAGGAGAGTTTCACATATGTCCTGTTTGTCAAACTTTCATAATACCATTATACGCAGGGTAAGGGTGACATTCAATGACATTTTAAAATAATTTTACGAAAAATCGAACTTTTTTCGGAATGCCTGTAACGCTTCGCCGTGCAACCTCAGGGTATGCCTTACGCTCATTTCCATACACTCTGCAATATCTTCCCACCGATGACAATTTATGTAATACTCGGTCAAAATCGCAATGTAACGGTAATCATCAAGTGCGTTGATTTTACTGCGAATTTCAGTTTTCAACCGTACAAGATTGTCAATCTCCCGATTGATTTCAGCCTGTAGGTCTGCAATCCTGTCAACAATCCGCATAGGGTCATTAACTCCCGATGTCTTAACAGGTTCGTTTTGCTTAACCGATACCTGTGCAATATTCAGCCTAAGTTTCGACAGCTCGTGTTCTTTCGTTCTGATCAGCTTATCCGAAACCCTGACCGAATATAAATAATCTTTAACCGTCAATCCGCATCACGCTCCTCCTCGTCAAGCATACCAAGTTTCTGTGCCAACGCAATAACAGCGTTTACAATCAAATACAAATCCTTGCCTTTAATATCGCACATACGATAGCTGACCTTGATAGTTTCTTCTTCGTTGTCGATTTCATCAAAACCAACAACTACACCTTTATTTAAGGTTTCTATTTCGCCGTTATCGTAATTAACGGTAATATTTTTAATGTCTCTCATTCTTCTACCTCACTTTCAAGCCAATGTTTTGTGCAGTCAATACAGCTGTTATTGAATCGCTTTTCCATAGGACAACCGACATACGGAGTTCCGTACGGGCAACTGAAAAAGTCTATACAACTTCGAGCCATTTCATCAATACTCATTGATTTAATCCTTTCAAAATTTGTCATTCTTAACTTTTCATTGCAGCTGATTTTCTGGATATGCGACACTCTAAATACAGTATTTTTAACTACTTCATTATTCTCATCAATACAAAAATAAAAATTTAACGGCACTGATAAATTAGGATTGTCCGCAAAAGCTTTTTCGCCAGTTTGGTGTAATATGCCTGCGTATATCGCTCCATCATACAGAGTAATTGTTACATCCTTACCTAAATACTTTTCAAATTCAGTTCTTGTCATTATTTTCACTCCTTATCCATTTTTGCTCCGCAGTAAGGGCAATATGGATACAAATCAATACCCTCGCTAAAAACGCCCGCATAAAGAGCAATAAAATTACCACACTCAGAACATAAATAAATTGCATAACCGACATCCCCGCTGTCGTATTCCCACTTTCCGTGCCTGATTTCTTCCATTTCACACACCGTAGCATGATTGGGTTTACTACCGTCAACTTCGATAATATGCTTAACTGTTTCGGCATTTCGTTTTGAATTAAAGTATATCGTGTTTACACTACCGTCTGCGAACGGTATATCCAAAGCATAGTCACCGCAAAAATCACGGATTTTTAATTCTTTTTCAATCATCGCTCTTCACCAATCCTCTCCGTCAAAACTTAATTGCCCCGGTAAAACACCATCCTGCATCCACCAGTGATAAACCTCAAGTCCATTAGCGTGTTGTGTAGCTTTGCCTCTTTGCTTTCTCACTTCAAGCATCTTGTCGAATGCTCTTATATACAAATTTCGGTACTTGGGATATCGTGCAAATTCCGCAAATCTCTTCTTACTTACCATTGGACAGCCAATGCATCCAACACGGTCAAATCCACAACTGTATAACGGATTAAGATTAATGTGTTCTTGGTTGATGTACTCCCTAACATCACTATCCGACCAATCACAAATAGGGTTGAAGATTATCTTCCCTTGTAACTGACAATGCTCAACTATCTGCCTCTTATCGTCATTGTCATTGTTAAGGACAATTCTATTTGACAGATTAGAAGAATAAGTTTCGATTATTCCCTTCGACCGTCTTTTCGTGCTTTCGGCTCTTCGCACTCCTGTGGCAATAGCACGATTCTTACCGCCTGTTTCTTTCAGAATTGCACAACAATATCTTACTAACCTTGTGGGTGGAATACCTTTTTGCACTATCAGTGACCACATAGATGTCGGCTTACCCTTGTATCTTGGCATATCAATGTTGCATTTTATGCCTTTAGATTCCAACTCATTAAATTTATTGCGTATGTGGTAAACTGTTTCGGGAGCATCAGCCGTTGTGTGACTATGTTGAGCTTCAAAGTCTATACCCGATTTAATCGCTAAATCTAAAATAATGTCGCTATCTTTGCCACCTGAGTAACAAAGCATAAGCGGTTTATCATAGTAGCGTTTACTTATTTCTGCTCCGTCACGAAGTCGCATTATAGCAACCTTTTCTAAGTCCATTACTCTTCACCGTCCTCAATAGGCTGATTCCAGCATTTTACGCAGTTACCGTTTTTTCTGCAATCATTCAGACTCATCAGTCCTAAGTTGTACGGACATGCACCTTTAGGTATTCCGTCTATTCTAAGCTGAGCGTTCGGATAGTTCTTCAAGAACTCCGTAAGAAATGTCTTTTGCGGATACGCATTGCTCCACCTCTGAACAACTTCGATTGCTTGTTCAGGGTAAGATGATTCAAAATCCGAACACGTAACACCTATGCCGTTATTCCTCATGCCCATAGGGCAATCTGTACATCTAAGTTTGCACACTCCGCTCGCCTGTCTACCCATTCTTTTCTTTTCGCTGAAGTAGTTTGTAGTTTTCGTACAATCAATCATTTTCTTCGTCTCCTTCAAAATTAACAACTATTCCGTTGTCTGTGTAGTCCCGCTTCTCAAATTCAAGTTTCAGCTTGTCGATAACCACACGGTCGATATGCTCCCAAAACACTTCGTCAGTGTCAGAGTGTTCAATTATTTCGGTCATAGACTTTAGTGCCTTTGCGCATCTATCACGGCCAAAGCCGAAATCCTTATACAAAGCAAATACAATCGTCTTAAAAATTCGCCTTGTGGCGTCCGCAATTTCCTTGTCCTTGACTTTCTGATATTCTCTATCTGCAAGGCGGTTAATCTCCGCCATAGTCTCTCTTTTCAGCTTAACGGGTATTCTCGCTTTCAATGCTTTCTCTCCTTTCAAATTCACAGACAAAGCCTGTGCTTACGGGCTTGCAAAACCTACAGTGCTTACAGCAGTAAACGCAGATGTACAAACCTTTTTCAGAGTACGGGCATTTCCGTATGCTACACGGATGATATTCGTGTTTACACTTTCGACAAACCTGCAATTTCATAATCAATCACCCAATTGCAGATATTTTTCAATTGTCTGCTTTGCTGATGTACTGCCATAACATACCTTTACGGCGTATCCGCACCGTGAAAGATTCTGCAACCATTTATCCTGATGTTCAGAAGTCTTATTGTTGCCGACTTTAAGCTCAATATATAAGCCGTGATATTTACCTTTTGGCACAGCAAGGCATAAATCCGGAACACCTGCCCTAACTCCTTGCCTTTTAAGATGTGCGGCTTCGGCTTTATCTCTTCTGCCACCATTTGGAACAGCGTACAGCATTGAAAGTTCAGGATGTATTTTCATTTGCACACATTTATCCGCCCATTTAATGAGTTTACATTGCTCCTGTGCTTCAGACATCATTTTCATTTCCTCTCGTAAAACGGTAATTCTTATTTTTATCGGCTTTAATAAAAATTTTCGGATTAGCCATTTCTGAAATTCTACTGCCTAAAGCCTCATCAATCTGCGAAATCTGTTCAAGTGATAATTCAGATGTTATGACAGTCGGCAATCCTTCATTGTATCTGTAATTGATAATCTTAAATGTAGCATTGACATCAGCTGTTGAGACAAAATCGCCCCTGCGAGTTTTAAAGAAATCATCAATGTAAAGAATTTCCGCTTGCTTATATGAATTTATGAGAGCTTCATACACCTCTAAATTACTCGATGCCTGCTTGATTTTGGTAATATCATCCTGCCAAAGCATATATTTAGGTGCTTTGCCTTTTTTGAGTAATGCTCCGACAATAGCCGTACATATATGTGTCTTTCCACAACCGGGCTGACCGCCGAAGAAGAACCAATCAGAGCATTTGTCAATGTACTCATATGCTTTATCTTTCACATATTTCTGCCAATCTGAGGTTGTCTTGTAACTTTCAAAAGTATATCGTTTAAGAAGTTTTTGAAGACCGCTGTTCTGCATTCTGTGAAGTTCATCTCGAATTTTCATACAATCACATTTGCAAGCAACCACATCATATGTAACCTGCCCGAAAGGCGTTTCGCCTGCCTTTACACGGTAAATATAGCCTCGGTTCATACATTTCTCGCACTCATAGCCAATGAGCTTACCGGGTGTTGAGTTAAACACTTTTGCTTCTTGTTCGGCTTTTTCTCTCGGAGTGAGTTCTTTAGAAGACTTTCTCGCCCGTTGGATAATTTCCTCCGCTCGCTGTGGTGACATTATTCTTGACATTATCGCTTGGATTGAATCCATATCCTACACCTCCTCTGTCTTGGACCTTATTAAGCCATTTAGTAATGAAACCTTTAATGCCGGTTCTTGTTTTTCTCCTGCTCGGATTAGCTTCGAGCCACCCCAACATCGAACGCAATTGTTGTTCTACATCAACAGCAGGATACAAAATTTTGTAGTGCTGAACATCAGATTTTGAAACTGGATAATTACTCTTATCGTTCAAAGGTAATGTAATAAAAATATTTTCACCGGCGGTGTCGGCTGCATTTGCAGACGGCATCGCATAATAATTATTTCTATTTACTTTACTTTCCTTTACTTTACTTTTCTTTGTGTCGTTCTCGGAGAGATTATGTTCATTCTCGGAGAGATTATGCTCATTTTCAGGTATAACTATATAAGCCTTTGTTTCTTCCGTTTTCAAAAGCCAATATAATCTATTTATTGTGCGACCTCGCACGGAGCGTTTTTCGATAGCGTACATATATCGTTCTTGCATCATTTTGTTGGTCAGTATGCTCTCCCTATCAAACAGCCCGTTATCAAACAGCCCAATTCGTAAGCAAAGCTTAACTACCTGATTTACCGTATCTGATTTAATTCCACCGCTCATTCGTTTCGCTATCGTGGCAGCACTGGTTTCTTCTCGCCACTCATAATAGTAACCATTTGTTGCATAAGCTTTGGTACAAATCCAAAAAAATACTCCAAAGCCGTCCCAACCCTGTGCATCAATAAGCACATCAAATCTCTCATCATCATCGAACAAGTGAACATCCCAAGCCGCAAAGTCAAGCCCTCGCTTTGGTTGTCCAGCCATTCACTGTATCACCTCTTTCTTTTTGTATTAAGTTTCAGCTTTGTACAAAGATATTCATCAAGCTCTATACCGTAGATTTTGTACTTATCAAACAGCTCTTTTTCGTGCCGATGTGCTTCATCGTGGTGCTTTCTGCAAAGGCATATAGCTTTTAATCCTATATGTACAATCTGTTCCCTATCTCGCCCCATACCAATTCTGTCAACATGATGAACTTCACCTGGTGCATTGCATATTGCACACTTACGATTTTCAAGACAACTGTACAAGTATCTGCCTATATCATCTGTAACATTAAGCAGAGTATCTCTTGTTCCGATATTTTGGTAGAAACAAAAATCTATCAGATAGCTTATGAAATCTCTTGCTACGCTTTTTTCGCAATCAGACAGCGAAAAGTATTCAATGCCAAATTCACCGCAAAAATTAAACTTGAAATATTCTTTAATCCATTCGGGATTATCTCCGCACCAAAATGCTATATCTCTGATGATTGCGTATATTTTTCTTCGCTGTTCGGCAGAAATCGTGCGTCCGTCAACAATTCTGAGTTCAATTTCATGTACTTGTTTCTGTGCAAGTTCTCTGCCGATACGCTCATGCGGTCTTACTATTAAGTTATATCCGTCATAAGATACTATGTTCGCTGATGTAATCATACTAAGTCCTCATGTTGGTGCATATAAACGAAGAAACTGTTATTACCCATATTTTGATACAACCATTCATCGCACTTTTCTTTGCTCAAATGTGTACGAAGAACTCTATCTTCGTACACATATTGACCTTTCAATCGTTTATCTTTTATTCGATTAAGTAATTCTGTTTTTGAGTAGTTAGCTTCTACAAGATACAAATCGTAGTTCTTAGCTGTTATATGAGCGATTTCCGATGTATCAGTTGCGTATATAACTTTATATATCCCCTGTTGAGTGTTGAAGTGTAACTTCCAGCCGATATTAGGAACATCATGCCGAAGTGGTACTGCTGAAAAAGTAATATTGCTGATTGAGTACCATTTATCCTGAGCGACTATGAAAGAATTGTATTGAAAGGAGGTATCACCTAATAAAAAAAGCTTTTTGCAAAGATAATTGGGGTAAATTATCCGAATACAAGGGTGTTCGGACAGCAGTCGCTTTAGAGTAGCAACATTACAATGGTCTCCGTGTTGATGAGTTAAAAAAACATATTTAACTCGGTCAACCACTTCACACTCAACAAGTTTGTTGAACGGCACTCCGCAGTCAATCAAGACCTGACCGTCAAGAAAGACTGCGTTGCCATTAGAGCCTGTGCTTATTATCTCTAAATCAATCATTTCATTCTGCAAGATCATCAATAGAGAACTGTTCTTCATCCGGTTCAGATGAAGATGAATTGTAAATTTCAGGTGTTTCAGCAGGAACTTCTGCATCAATCATGGTATCGGTGTCATAATCGGGAGTTCCGTCAGCATTGATAATATGATTATCAGCTTCATATGCTGTCTGCATTTCAACACTCATAATACCCCATTTGCTTATAAGCTGTCTGAGCATTGTCTTTTTTGCCATAGCATCAAAATCCTTTGCCCAAAAAGTGTAACTTGTACCCTTATTGACATCGCTTGCATATCCGGCTGAATACTTCATAGCGTGCTGTTTCATCTTATCCTTACTCCAGTAAAGAGCTTTCTCAAAGCCGTTTACATAGCGAAAATAAGCATAATATCCGATTGTTTCAGCTGTTTCACGCTCTGTTTCATCTTCAATCATTTTGATTGTAATTTCTTCTGTGAGCGGATCCCAATTAAGAAGTTCTCTCTCTTTGATTTCCACCACATTAAGTCTTTTATACTGTCCTGAACGGATAGCAAGCTGAATATAGCCACGATAGCCAAGAACAAATGTAGCTGTTGTACGCTTATTCTTTCTGTCCTTAAACGGGACCATATAATACTGACCGAGCTGTGGTGACGGAGGAAGTCCGAGAGAGTGACCGCAAAGAGCCGCCGAAAGAATTGTAGCTGCATCGCATTCTTCGAGTGCAGGATTTGTACTCACCACAGATGTGATAGCCGCCGTAAATTTCTGAATTTCCTTCGGGTCTTTCATTGAGTTTGAAAGACTTTTCTGAAAAGCCTGTGTCTGGAGCATTGACGAAAACTTCGGCTTTCTCTGCTGAATCTGATTGTTTTGATTATTATAATTACTCATAGCGCAATCCCCTTTCATTGATTAACTGCTTAACAGTGAGTGCAAAATCTTTAAGCTGTGATTTTGTACCGTAAACCTTGAATGACAATGACAGAACTTTTTCATCTTGCTGTGGCTGTTCTGATATTTCTTCAACCGGAGGAGCAACTTCTTCAGGCACATTTGCAACAAACGGTTCATATTCGTGAAGAGTGTTGCTCACAGCCTGCTCGGCTTTTTCACGCTCTGCTCTTTCGGCTTCTGCCCTTGCTTTTTCTTCTTCAATAGCCTTGTACCTCTCTGTTACGGAAGTTATTGCAACCGATACATTCAAAGACCGCTTATACTCGTACAGGATTTCGTCCTTGTGCTCCTGCGTTGCGATAAGCTTTAAGTCATCCATAACCTTGTCCAAAAAGGTCTTAATGGTTTCTTTTAGCTTTTTGAGAGATACGCTCATGGTTATATTCAGATTAACCTGCTCATATGTTACGAAGTCAATACCGAGTGATTTCTTATATTCTTCAAAATAACTCATAGACTTTTCGTATTTAATCCTTTTTAATTCCTGCTCGGTAGCGTTAATTTTGCCCTTGAGCGCCGAATCTGCCTTTTTGTACGGATTTGTTACACAATCCTTATAAACTGTTTCAAAAGCCTCATAAGGTGTTATTATTTCCGATTTAACCGCTTTTCGGCGAGTTTCAAATTCCGCAAATTCCTTATTGAGCGATGAACGCAACTTCTTGATTTCCTTGTAGTTTTCGTCTGTACATATCATTTCGCAGGCAGTGTTTACCTTTTTCTCAATTTCAGATTTAACCAGCTTGAGATTCTCGATGATGACAGGAATCTGAGCTACCTGAATTAAATCGGTTGAATCAGGTTCTGCATCATTAACTGTTGACAGATTTTTTACTTCTTCCATATCAGCAGTTTCAAGCAAATTAACGGGTTCTGTAATTTTGGTCATTTTATGTTACCTCCTTAATCTATTGACCATTCTTCCTCGGTAATGCCGTGAAAAAGTTCGGCACATTCACGAGAACAGAAAATATCATCATTTGTATCTCTGAAATATGTATAATCATATCTGAGTTCTGCGTTGCACGCTCTGCAATGCCCCATTACCAGTACTTGCGGTGCGTTTGGGCACATCGGATTACACGGAGTGCTTCTGCATACTTCGCACATTTTAATATCTCCTAACTATTGATTTTTCGATTCAATATGATATAATGAGCTTGTTTAAATTTCTTTTTGTTTAATCCCGTGTTGCTGTTCCTAAGCAATGCGGGATTTCTCTTTGCCTGCAAGTTGCATTTCAAACAACGCCTTTGATACTCTTTCAGCTCTGAGTTCTTCCCTGATAAGCTGTTCAAGGTAATAATCCTCAAGGCGTTCACCGTTTGCATCACCAAATCGGCTGATAATAACCGCCAACTTGTTCTTAGCGTGTGCCTTAGCAATTTCAAACTCAGATTCAGTGCATATGTATCCGTTTGAGGATATAAAATCAGTGTAATTCAAAATATTTTCCCACCTTTATATTTGATAAACATTTTGCTAAGGTCCGCAAAATGTTCTTTTCATCAAACAACCTTGTAGTCGTTGGCATTTTCAACCCCCACACATTCAAAATTGAATGCTTCGGATTCAGGCGTTTCAAGGGCTTTGAGTTTGCGTTTTAGCTCTCTGTTCTCGTGACGATAACCGCTTGACGCTGTTTTTTCAAGTGCAAGGTCTGTTCTTGCGTTTCTCAGTTCAATGCTGAGATGTCTGTTCTCTGCTCTGAGGTTTTCCACATCTTTGAGCAGTTTTCTGCGTGTCGGATAGTTTCTTAAATGCCACATTTGTTACACTCCTTTCAACGGGTTTGAACCGAGAATATAATTGAGAAACGGTATTCTCGGAATACGGATAGATGTGCCGACTACAATTACATTGAAGCCCAATTTTTCGGGTTCGTCCTTTGCCTGTTCACGCAACTTTTGCGGAGCAACTCCAATAGCCTTTGCGGCGTCCTCAGAAAGCAGATAGAAATCACTGCTATCCATAATTTCTTTGATTTTTTTGTTCATCTGAACTGTGTCCATACTTTTCGCCTCCTATTTTTCGTTGGTAATTTTATCTGAAACGATTTCGACTGATTCAACATCAGCTACGCTGAGTGTCAGTTTGAGCAGTACAACCTCGCTGACCGTTCGTGTTATCTGATAGCTTGTAACATACGGAATTTCTGTTCCGTCAATTTCAAGAAGGAACTTGTCCTTTGTGTCAATAAGTTTAAGTTTTGCCATTTTCTCACCTGCTTTTCGATATTTTATTGCTTTATTACCCAAATAATGTTATTATTTATTTAGAAAGGTGGTGCACATATGAGTGACCAAAACATAAATGATACTGCTTATGGTGTTACAAAAGCTGTTTTAGAATCAGAAGCAGTAAGTAATCTTACAAATCCACCAACAAAAGTTGTAGGTGGTCTGTTAGCCGATTTCATAAACTTAACTGTAGGTGGCATACATTATGCTTCAATAAAAGCCGAATTAAAGCGCCAAAAAAAGTTGGAAGACTTTAAAGCTAACATTCAAAAGGGTGTAGATAATATTCCAACAGAACATAAAGTTGAATCGAGAGAATCGATTATTGGACCTGCTCTTGAAAAAGCGAAATACCTTATGAATGAAGACGAAATTCGTGAAATGTTTGAAAAGTTAATCGTCAATTCATTCGACAGTAGAAAAATCGAAAAAATTCATCCGTCTTTTTCTGACATCATTCAACAAATGTCGCCTATAGATGCCCAAAACCTAAAATGTTTTTCAGTTGAAGAAAATTTGCCAATATGCGAAATAAGGATGGAGCTTGAAAAAGGCGGTCATAGAATTTTGCAAACTAATATTTTTTGTAGTAATAAGTTTTGCGATTCAATTGAGCAACAATCAATTTCTTTATCGTCTTTATCTCGTATGGGTCTTATAAGCATCGCATATGATCAATACTTAACTGATGATTCAGTCTATAAGATTTTTGATTCTTTACCTATAGTAGTAGATTTCAAAAATCAAATAGAAGCCGCAAACAAATCAAATAACAGTAATCAAAAATTTGATTTACAGAAAGGAGTTGCAAAACTTACTCCTGTTGGAAAAGCGTTCATTGATGTTTGTCTTCGTCCTTTGCCCACTTAATCAGATCCATAATTTGAGCGTCGTGCTTATCAAGGTAGCTGTCTATTATTTTATACAAATGGGCGGCTACTATTTTTATAGCTAATACTGCTGAAACAAAAGCTGTGCAAAGCATTAGCAGTCCTAAAATTATTATTACTTCCGTCTTTCTTCACCTCTTTTCAGCTAAGTCCGTTTAATGGGACTGTGATTGTGGTATTATTGATTGTGTGGTATTACCTACTGTTCTTTTTAAGAATTTCGTTGACAACTGACTTTTCTTCATTCGTCAGTAAGTTTTCAACTGGTGTATCTGTGATTTCAGCAATTTTCTGTCTTACTGAAATTTTAGGAATAACGCCATTACGCCAGTTTCGGATGTTAGCTTTACTCATTTCTAATTGAGAGAGTAACGAACAAAGTGTTATATTTCTTTTATCGCATATATCTGACACAATTTTGTAAAAATCCACAATTTATTACCTCCTTTTTTATTGATAATTTAGGTTGACAAATGTGCACTATACCTTTATAATTTAATCAGTTAAAAAAATTAGATTACAAAGTTGGTGCACATTCACACACCTTTTTTTCGTCAAGTTAATGTCCCCACATCGTCTTGACAAGTTTATTATAGTGCATAAAAGTGTACTTTGCAAGTGCATTTTTGAAATTTAAGTGCATTTATATGAACTTCGTGAAAAGTGCACAAAAGTAGAGGTGCATTTTTGTGTTCTTTGATTTATTGGATTCAATATGTAAAGAGAACGGTACAACAGTTACTGCGGTTTTGGTTGCAGTTGGTTTGAGTAAAGGTTCTATACGCAATTGGAAAAACGGTGTTTTACCTAAATACCAAACTCGCCTTAAAATAGCCAATTATCTCGGTGTTCCTGTTGAAAGACTTATGACTGAGCAGGAAATCGAAGAAGAAAAGAAACAGCACGAGCAGATTGAAAAGTTAGTTGAAGATGTTGCAAGAAAGGTTTCTTCCCCTCTTCCGAAAGCAAATTTTGATGAACTTTCGTATGCTGCTTATCAAGAAATGGAAGGAGAAAGCGAAGATTTTAAAAACGATATACTTAGCTATATCAAATTTAAGAAATCTCAAAAAGGAAATGATTGAATGACTTTAGAGGATATTTATTTTGAATGTGAACAAAAAGGGATAACTGTTGATTATTTCAAAACTGACAAAGCAAAAGCATTTTCTTTTCCTTACGAAAACGGAATTGTAGTTCTTGACAAAAGCAAGATTGAAACTACTGCCGAGGAAACAGTTTTGCTTGCTCACGAAGAAGTTCACATAGATTTAGGTGCTTTTTATTTATTCACAACTCCATTAACCGTAAAAGGGAAAATGGAACAAAAAGTAAAGAAACACACAATAAAAAAGCTCATCCCTTTGGATGAGCTGAAAGAAGCGGTTCACAACGGCATAACAGAACCGTGGGAACTTGCCGAATATTTTAATGTCACAAATAAATTTATGGTTGAAGCAATGGAATTTTACAGAGATAATTTATTGATGTAGCCGTAAATTTTTTACAATTTATAGTGCCTGTTCTGCACATTATTTTTATTACAGAAAGTTGGGATAATATGGGATTTTTAGATAAATTATTCAAATCACATAAAACAGAACCGCACCAACAAATAGATTCTCCTACAAAAACAGATACTCCAAAGGAATTAGAAGTTCAAAAAGAAGTTGACGCAAATGAACAGCTACCACAAGCTGTTAAAAATGCTTTACTTGAAAACCCATTTATCAATGAATATAGAAATGAATCTTCTGATAATGCTGTATATTTACTTTTCTGTGATTATGCAGGAGCTGAAAAATGGATAAGAGATTCGGCAAAGCCTGAATCATATTTTAATAATTACATTAAGGCTTTACAAATATTAACAGAAATCTGTAAATATAATGTGCGAAAAACTTCAGGACACCCTTTACCAAAAGAACAACTAAAAGAATTGAAAAATAACTACGAGCAAAATACAAATAGATTTATTCTTAGATATTGGAAATCCACTCTTTTAGCTGCCAATAAATTGAAAACTGATAAGGGCAAGCAAAATAAAATAAATAATTTTTTTGAAGATATATCCAACAAATACAGTTCATATTTGACCGACGAAAATTTAAGATTTGTTGATTCTCTAAAATCAGATAATCAAAGCGACGTTTCTTTAGAAAAAATACCCGTTACTTGTGGTAGTTATGATGTAAGCACTGTTGAAAATATAAGAGCCATTCCGTGTATAAACTCTGAGGTTATGTTTTTATTGCAGAAAGCCGCTACCAATCACAAAGCGAACGGAGATTTAGATTTAGCGGTAGAATGTCTTTTAAAATCTAATCAGATTTCTGATTCTCTTTCATATGAGAAAATGCACCTTACTGAAAAGCAGTACCTACGAGTAATAAAGTATGCCGAATTGTTAAACAAAGAACTTTCAAAACAAATTGAGGATAAGGCAAGAAAAGAACATCCTGAAATGTTTCCTGACATTATACTTACTAAAGAGTGCGAAAGCTTTAAACGACAAATTAAAGCAATGCACAACTTAAACCTGAGTTATATGCAATTAACTACATCAAACAGTTGTGATTTTTGTAAGGGGTATGACAATAAAATTTATAGTATAAACAAAACAGATAATACACACCCATATGTTTATGATTTACCAGTATTTTTACGCACGGGAAGATGTCCTAAGTGCAGAATTTACATAGGTTACTATATGTATTGTCCGGAACTTGAAGATTTAAGTGTCCCTTTGTCAAAAAATGAAATTGAGGAACTTAATAGATTAAGAAATAAAACACTATGACATTATTATTTGAAAGGTGTGTTATCTATGGTATGTAAAAATTGCGGTGCAAATGTCGGCAAAGAATACAGACTTTGCCCTTACTGTATGTCCGAACTTGAATATCCCGAAAACAAAGCAGAACAGCAACCAATTATTATTCAGAACATAATCAATAATCAGCCAAATGTGGCGACCTCTGCCCCTCCGACTGTATCTCATCATCAGTTGTGCAGTCCTAAAGATAAAAGTATGACATTGATTTTGTGTGTTGTTCTCGGTATGCTCGGCGCTCATTGCTTCTATGCAGGTAAAGCAGGTATGGGTATCCTCTACCTCTTCACAGGCGGACTTTTCGGCATAGGCTGGATTGTTGATATAATCAGAATTGCCGCAGGCTCATACACCGACAGCCATGGTCTGCCGATTAAATAGAATTAAATAAAAAAATCCGCTCAATTCGAGTACCAGTCGAATTGAGCGGAATCACCTACACAGGGTGCAGATGATGCAGTTTAATGCAAAATAATTGTATCACAATCCCTTGTGTTTTTCAAGTAATTTAAAGCACAAGGGATTTTTGCACCCTTTTTTAAGCAAAAGGAGTGTATAAAATGAAACTGCCTAACGGCTACGGCTCTGTTTATAAGCTGAGCGGAAACAGGCGCAATCCGTGGGTTGCCTGCGTGACAATAGGATACAACAAAGAAACACGCAATCAGGAACGCAGAGTTATAGGCTACTTTCCCAACAAGCCGAAAGCTCTGAACGCTCTTGCTGATTACAATCAAAACCCGTTTGATGTTGATTCGGCAAGACGCACTTTTTCAGAAATTCATGAACTTTGGTACAAGGAGTTCATCACCGAAGACACAAATCCGAACACCAAAAGACAGTATAATGCGGCATACAAACAATGCTCAATGTTATACAATCGCAAGATGTCCGATATAAAAATCATTGATATGCAACGAGTTCTCGACAACTGCAACAACGGTTATCAATCGGTTAGGCGAATTAAAATTCTGTTGAACAAAATCTACGAATACTGCATATTTCACGATATGCTCCATAACAATCTTGCAGAAAAATTGAAAATCAATGCAAAGTCAGATGAAACAAAACGAGCACGCAGGGAGTTTTCGGAAAGCGAAATAAATCTTTTGTGGGAATATTCAAATCTTGATTCGGTAAAAATAGTGCTTATGCTGATTTATTCGGGAGTGCGTGTGTCTGAACTTCTCAATCTGAAAATTTCAAATGTAAACCTTGACGAACAGACTTTCTTTGTTGAAAGTTCAAAAACCGATTCAGGTGTACGAACCGTGCCTATAGCAGACAAAGTATTGCCGTTTTGGCAGAAGTTCATCAGCGATTCTCAATGTGGATATGTTCTGAATAATACCAATGGCAAACCGCTGAAATACGATAACTTTAAACGCAACTACTGGACACCTCTGCAAAACGATTTAGGTTTAGACCACACCATACACGAAACAAGACACACCTGCATTTCAATGCTTGTATCGGCAAATGTGAACCATACAATCATCAAAAAAATAGTCGGTCACAAGTCGAAAATGGACTTGACCGAAAAGGTTTACACCCACATTAACCCAAAAGAATTAGTGAATGCAATCAACAAAATATAGTCTTATATTATCCTGAATTGTTCATAATTATGTTCCGTAGCTTACATATAGCTAACAAAATCCCCCATTTTCACCATTCCAATGCCCCTTGCAAGTTACCTGCACCAACAGCCGTTTCTTATGTAGGGACGGCTGTTTTGCACCACATTTTCGGTCTGTTTTATGGTGATTTTCAAAATATTTGAATTAATTTTGAATAAAAAACGAAAATTATGTTGACAAATCCGAAAATATGGTATATAATAATCAAGCTGTTGTTATTAAACAACATTTCGAGGTGTAGCTCAGTTTGGTAGAGTGCTTGGTTTGGGACCAAGATGCCGCAGGTTCAAGTCCTGTCACCTCGACCATATCGAGTGTTCATAAGGGATTTGACTTATGAACACTCTTTTTGTTTTATCATATAATTTTTATGTACGGGCAAGGGTAACACCTTGCTCTTTTTTATGCCGTGAATTGTTCGGTTATATACTCTACGGCAACACCTTTGCGTGTGTCCGCAATGTGGGTTTGTTTTGTGGCGTTCGGCAATTCGATATATCCGATAAAACGGTAATATATAACGATTCGTTGCGTTCGACTTTTGCCTGTGCCCTCTGTTTCAAAAATATCAATATGGTCAATCAGTTCTCGAAGCAGCGGTGATGTCAGATTATCCATTTGCATAAACCTGCGAATTGCCGATATGAATTTTTCATATTCCGAATTGTTGTTTTTCAACTCTTCGATTTTGTGTCGAGTATCCGCAATTTTGGCTTTTAAGTTCATACGCTCTTTTTCGTATTTATGGGATAACTCAACAAACCACTCATCGCTGACTTTTCCGATTACATTATCCTCATACAATTTTTCATAAATTTGCGATACCGTGTTGTTGCGAGCAATCGCTTTTTGCAGTTCCGACTCCAAAAACTTTTTGTCTTTTTCTCTTTCTTCGTCATTTTTCCGCAAAAGCAGTTGTGCAAAATATGACTCGTCAATTTCCAACATTTCAACAAGTCGCCTTAATTCAAGTTTTACAACTTCTTCAAGGGCGTCTGCTCTGACGTAATGTCTTCCCGGGCACTTTCCTCGATAATCAACTTTGTTGTCGGAACAAGTGAAATAGTGAATTTCTTTATTCGAGGTGCTTGTGTGGTACCTCATTTTACTGTGGCAATCTCCGCAATATATCAATCCGTTAAATATACTCCGTTCGCCGTTTTCTTTTTTCGGAGCCCGACGCTTTGTTTTTGAAATAAACTTCTGTACGGTTTCAAATGTTTCTCGGTTGATTATCGGTTCATTTACATTCTTGAATACAGCCCAATTTTCTTTAGAGTTTTCATATCTTGTTTTGTTTTTAAATGACTTGGAATATGTTTTGAAATTGATAATATCTCCGCAATACTCTTGTTGAGAAAGAATTTTTTGAACAGTTGTCTTACACCATTTGTACGGATTGGTTTGTGTTTTCTTTCCGCCTCTGTTCAGTCCTTTTGACTGCCAATATGCCATAGGAATAAGCACTTTGTTTTCCTGCAATTCTCTTGCAATGGTTTCGTTGCCTTTTCCGTCGAGGCACATTTTGAATATGCTTTTCACAACGGTTGCGGCTTCCGGGTCAATTATCCACTTCTTTTTGTTTTCAGCGGATTTCATATATCCGTAAGGCGGTTGTGATAACGGCTCTCCCATACTGCCTCTGAGCCTATGGGATGAACGAATCTTTTTTGAAATGTCTCTTGCATACATTTCGTTTAAGATATTCTTGAACGGTGCAATTTCACTTTCTCCCTCATCGCTGTCAATGGCGTCGTTCACGGCGATAAAACGAACATTATGTTCGGGGAAATAGCTGTCGGTATAATTACCTACCGAAACATAATCACGACCCAGGCGGGATAAATCTTTAACCATTACGGCAGAAACAAGTCCGATTTCAATATCGTCGATAAGCTGTTGAAATCCGGGACGGTTAAATAATGAGGTGTGATAGCGATAGCGGCAAAAAGCTAATAAAATCAATGGTTTTGCGGACAGCGGATAGACAGGGAATGTGTTAAAAACTGAATACGCACACAAACGGCGTTACCTTAACCCCTTTGGGGGAGAAAGTAACGCCGTTTTTTTATGCCCGCAGGAAAGGAGGTGCAGCCGGAATGTATTTCACAAAGGGCAAGCAGCGGGCGTTTGAATTGCTCATGCAGCAGAAGCCGGGATTTGACCGCTATCAATCCGGTTGTGCCGGAGATGATGAAGATTGCGGCACTTGCCGTTTCTACCGCCCCGGGTGGAAATATGAGTTTTGCGTTTTCAAAGAGTGTCCCTATTGCCCCGGCAAAAGGACGCGGAAAACGCACGCCAGCATGGACAAATAGACGGGCAAAAGCCCTTGTGCCATGCGGCTTTGCAGACGCGAAAACGGCAAAGGGCATATTGCAATACCAAAACAGCCGAAAACGGCTTTCTAATTGTCCACGCATACCAAGAGAGGAAGTGAGGAAATATGGCAGTTTTCAGAGTGGAGCGAAATACGGGATATACCGTTATGAGCAACCACCACTTGCGAAACAAGGAATTGTCCTTAAAGGCAAAGGGCTTGTTGTCGCAAATGCTTTCGCTGCCCGAAGATTGGGATTATACCCTTGCGGGCTTATCCCATATCAACCGGGAGAAGATCGACGCAATCCGCGAAGCGGTAAAGGAACTCGAAAAAGCCGGATATATCGTGCGCAGCCGGGAGCGCGACGAAAAGGGACGCTTGCGGGGCGCAGATTACGTCATATACGAGCAGCCGCAGCCGCGAGAGCCGGAAGCAGCTACCAGCGGCGGACAGCCGCCTATATTGGATTTACCTACATTGGAAAATCCAACATTGGATAATCCAACGTTGGAAAAACCTACGCAGGAAAAACCTACGTTGGAAAATCCAACGCAATTAAATAAAGATATATTAAGTAAAGAACAATCAATTACTGATTTATCAAGTACCGATTCCATTCCTTTCCATTCCCTAAACCCCTTGCCCTTTGCGCATGGCGAAGCGGCTACGCCGCCGGAAAGGAAAAGAACGGAAGCGAAAAGCAATAGCGCAGTAGAGATTTACAGGGAGATTATCAAGGACAATATCGAATACGACCATCTCATTCAAAACTGCAAAATTGACAAAGACCGTTTGGACGAGATTGTTGACCTTATGCTGGAAACCGTCTGCACAGCCCGAAAGACAATCCGTATTGCCGGGGACGACTACCCCGCCGAATTGGTGAAATCCAAGTTTTTGAAGCTGAACAGCAGCCATATTGAGTTTGTTTTGGATTGCATGAGGGAGAACACAACCAAAGTGCGCAACATCAAGCAGTATCTAAAAGCGGTGCTGTTCAACGCGCCGAGTACCATTGACAGCTACTATACCGCCCTTGTCAATCACGACTTATACGGCGGCGAATGAGCATAGCCGCACTTTACCGGGAAAGGAGTTGATACCTTGCAGGAGGAAGTAACCCAAAAAACGATTGCCCTATACGTCAAAGTGGGAAAAGGCGCGGCGCGGCTTACCGAACAGGCGTTACAGAAAGCAATCCAAAAGTTTTTGGAGCAGAAAAGCAAACCCGCGCATGGGAAACAGACCATGCGGCAGCTTATGAAGCAGAACGCGGGTGTTTCCAACATCGAGATCACCGACAGCAATATTAAAGCCTTTGAGAGTACGGCGAAGAAATACAACATAGATTTTTCGCTAAAAAAGGTTAAGGGCGAGCAGACCCGTTACCTTGTGTTTTTCAAAGGCCGGGACGCGGACGTTATGACCGCAGCGTTTCAAGAGTTTTCCGCAAAGAAGCTGAACCGGGAGAAAAAGCCCTCTATCCGCAAAGCCCTTGCCGCTGCAAAGGACAAGGCGAAGCAGCTTAACGCCGCCCGCGACAAGGTAAAGAAAATGGACAGGGGGCGCGAGATATGAAGCAGATCAACTACAAAAAGCTGATACTTCCGAATATCCCCTATGTGTTCTTTGTCTATCTCTTTGATAAAGTCGGACAGGCGGTGCGGCTTGCCCCCGGCGCGGATATTTCTGCAAAGATACTGAATATCACACAAGGATTTTCCGCAGCCTTTGAAAACGCCTTGCCGAGCGTTTACCCGTTGGATTTGCTTGTCGGCATTGTCGGTGCGGTGATTATCCGCTTGATAGTCTATGTCAAAGGGAAAAACGCGAAGAAATACCGCAAGGGCGCGGAGTACGGCTCTGCCCGATGGGGAAACGCCGAAGATATAAAGCCCTACATAGACCCGGATTTCCAAAACAACATCATTTTGACGCAGACGGAACGGCTTACCATGAACAGCCGCCCGAAGCAGCCGAAGTACGCGAGAAATAAGAACGTCGTCGTGATCGGCGGCAGCGGCAGCGGAAAAACAAGATTTTTTGTCAAACCTAATCTAATGCAGCTTCATTCCTCTTACGTCTTAACCGACCCGAAAGGTACGGTTTTGATTGAGTGCGGGAAGCTGCTGCAACGGGCGGGCTACCGCATTAAGGTACTGAATACGATTAACTTCAAAAAATCTATGCACTACAACCCCTTTGTGTATATCCGCAGCGAGAAAGATATTTTGAAGCTGGTAAATACGTTGATAGCGAATACCAAAGGTGAGGGAGAAAAAAGCGCGGAGGATTTTTGGGTAAAGGCAGAACGGCTTTTGTATTGCGCGTTGGTGGGCTACATCTGGTACGAAGCCCCCGCCGAGGAAATGAACTTTATTACCCTGTTGGAACTTATCAACGCCAGCGAAGCCCGCGAGGACGACGAGGAATATCAAAGCCCCGTCGATTTGCTGTTTGCCGACTTGGAAGAACGCGACCCCGACCATTTCGCGGTGAAGCAGTACCGAAAATATAAATTGGCGGCGGGCAAAACCGCAAAATCAATCCTCATTTCTTGCGGTGCGAGGCTCGCTCCTTTTGATATAAAGGAATTGCGCGATCTTATGTCCTACGACGAATTAGAACTTGACACGTTAGGCGACAGAAAAACAGCTTTGTTTTTGATTATGAGCGATACGGACAGCACGTTTAATTTTGTTATCGCTATGCTGCAATCGCAGTTATTTAATCTCTTGTGCGACAAGGCCGACGACGAATACGGCGGCAAGCTGCCGGTTCATGTTCGCTGCCTGTTAGACGAGTTTGCAAACATTGGACAAATCCCGCAGTTTGAAAAATTGATTGCCACAATCCGCAGCCGGGAAATCTCGGCTTCTATCATTCTGCAATCGCAGAGCCAGCTAAAAGCCATTTACAAGGACGCGGCAGAAATCATACTTGACAATGCCGACAGCACCTTGTTTTTGGGAGGGCGCGGGAAAAATGCAAAGGATATTTCGGAGAACTTGGGACGTGAAACAATCGACAGTTTCAACACTTCCGAAAATCGCGGCACGCAGGTTTCTCATGGCCTCAATTATCAGAAATTGGGAAAGGATATGCCATACTTGTTCGTGAAGAGTTCAGTTGCCTTGAATTTATCATGAACAGGGACACGATCAACTGGATTCTGAAAAAACTGAATACAGGAGGTCGAATATGGAGCATTTACCAAAGAAAATCCATCAAAACGGCATCAGCTACACGCTGGTGGGAGACTACTACATCCCCGATCTGAAGCTGCCGGAGGAAAGCCGCCCTATTGGGCGGTGGGGCCGGATGCACAAGGCGTTTCTGCAAGAACACCGGCCCGGCCAGTACAATGCACTGCTTCTGTCGGAAAAACTCTGGACATATCTTGCTGACCTGAACGAACAGGCCGCTGACCGGCTGGCGTGTATTGTCTCGCAGATGCAGGAGGCAGAGGGTGTCACCGAGGAACTGAAAGCCCGTGACCAGCTTGCGTGGGTCGGGGGCATGAACAGCATCCGCAGCCGGGCAGAGGAAATCATCCTGTCTGAGATGATTTTTGTCTGAGGGAGGTGGGCGCATGATTCTGGAAGAAATGTATAACGGCAGATTTTATCCCTGTGAAACGGTGGTCGCTGATTCATCGAGGTTCAAGCAGGCAGTCAAAGCCAGTGCCGCCCTGATGGACACTTTATCTGAGCGTCTGAGCAAAGAGGACTATGCACTGGTTGAAGAACTGCGGGAGCAGGTGGCAATCGCTCAATGTGAGGAAAACGAAAGCCACTTCAAATACGGCTTTTCGGCGGGGCTGCTTGTCCAGCAGGAAGCCCATGCGCAGATGTCGCAGAAAAACAAAGAATAGCATCTTCAATAGTGGCTGTTCCCAAACTGGGAACAACCACCACAACAGAATACTGCTTCATAAAAGCCATTTGCCAATCAACCGGCGGATGGCTTTTTTGCCGCTCCCGGATATGGAAATTTTACTTCCGCTTACGTCTGGCCTTGCGGTTGGGCGGGATGGGGCTGGCCTTTCCTCTCATATTGTTGGGGCTTTTGAGCTGCTTGGACAGGCTCAGTATCCGCAGGAATGCCGAGAAGTCCTCCGAGGAAATCTTCTCAAAGGGTATCTGCAACTTATCGCAGAACTCGTGGATCAGCATTTCTGTATCGCTGCCCTGTCCTATGGCCTGCTCAAATTTTTCCTTCACATCATCCAGCGTGGGCTGCGGGTCGGCGGTAGTCTTGTCCTTGCGGTGTGCCTCCCGGATGTCCCGGACGATGCTGTCCAGATCATCGTGCATGACGTGGCTGTAAAAATCGCTTTCCTGCACCTGCCCCAGTTCCAGCGTCCGCATAT